TTCTTCCTTCCTTCGTTGTTTGAAAGGTTTGGTTTGTGCGATTACAAGCCTATCGCTGCGGAGGAAGGAGCCTAAATCCATGAATCAAGGAGCAGTGAAATGAGCGTCACAGTCAAACGTGTGGACAGGAAAAGCAGTCAACGTTTTTACGAGCTGATCGTTGAGACGGCAGAAGTCACCGTGCGCGTCCCGTTCAACGGCTACGAGCTTGACGATCTTGAGAAACAGATCGACCGATGCTTCAACGAGGATTGACCGTGAAACGTTTCATCAAGACCGTCATACTGCTGCTGGCAAGCCCGTTCGTGGTCCTCATGCTCGGGATTGTCCTCGCCATTGTCCGGTGTGGTGATTTCCTCACCGACGACGACTGATGGCGTCCGATAACTGAAGATGCCCATGACTCAGCCGAAGGTCGGTTGCTGGGTAGGCGTGATAAAGCACCCGGCCGCGCCTTGCCCAGCGCGTTACAAACACGCCCGGAATGCCGGGTGGTTACCACGGCCCCAGCGGGGAGCTATGCGGGTTAACAGATCGCCTCACGGCGTCTTGTTCGGGCGCAACTGGGGACCATCGCCGGCATACGTGCCGGGCTGTGCGGCGAGACCTTGCGCGCGGCTTCGGCCGCTGACCTATGCGACGGCGCGGCTCCGTTACGAAGCAACCTTGCACAGCGAACCCTAACCCGGAAAACACTTGAGCAATCTTGTGTTTTCCGGGCTGGGTTCCCCGCTCTAACGCCCCACCACCCGAAGGGCACATCATCCACAATTCTTATCCACTTATCCACAGTTCTTATCCACAATATGAAACGAGGTTCGAGACATGGGTTATTCGGTTGATTACAAGCCAACAAACCGCCGACGTGCCAAGAGGACGGTGCCGAAGAACAAGGCCCAGCGCACGAAGGACATCAAGAACGCCATTCGATGGAATATCAGGCAATTGGAGCACGACACCATTGGAGAGGACACCATTACGCGCTCCAATGCCATCAGTATGCTTCGCCTGAACAAGATCGCGCCGACGGCCGACCCTAGCGGCGACCATGTGATGCAGCAGCTTATCGGCGACGGCATCTTGAACAAGCCCGAGAGGCGCGGAAGTGTGCAGGTGTTCGACCGTGCCGAGTTGTTGACATCGCTCAAGGCTTGGGTTGGTGTGCTGTGAACCCGCGCGCGAAACTGACCACTGAACAGGCTGCTATCTATCTTGGCGTCTCCCCTAGGACGATGGAGCGTATGAGGGCCGATAATCGCGGGCCGGAATGGTTTAAGGCGGGCGACGCCATCAACTCCCCGTGCTTGTATGAGCTTGCCGATCTCGACATGTGGGTGCGGGCTAGGAAGCGTGGCAGGTGATGGCGCGCAGGCAGACCATCGACCCGCTTGTGCGGGCCAAGGTGATCGAGACGTGGGGCAACGCTTGTTGGCTCAGGCTGCCAGGTTGCACCGGTGTGGGCGAGGAAGACGACCACATAGTGCCTTACGCGCATGGCGGCATGGACACCGTGGCTAACATCCGCCGCGCGTGCAAGCATTGCAACGCCAGCCGCCAGGACCGCGTGCTTTACGGTTATGGGGCACGCTTGCATATCGTGGTCACGCCGCCCGGTTCCTGCGACCGTGAGGCCGTGGAATGGGTGGAGGCTCACAGGCAGCAAGGCGACCCGGTTGTGTCGTGGCCGGCGTTGGCCCAGGCCATGCGCCTACCGGAGTCGCCCAGCATGGCGCAGCGGCGGGCGGTTGCCATGGCGTGGTCCGCAGCCTATCGCCAGTTCGCCATAACGCAGGAGCCTATTGACGTGTGGCTGACCCGCACCACGCCAAGCAGCAAGCGCCACCCTAGGATGCTTGACGAGTGGATAAGCCTTGACTACGACGTGCGGGTGATAGATCCCGGCTTCGAGGTGGAGTGGGAGCGGGCCGAGACCGAGCAGGCCAAGCGGTTGGTGCGCCAATGGTACGGCTTGCACATCTCACAGGCTTTGGTGGACGCAAGGCAACGTGAACGCCGGGCCACGCTCGCACGCCTTGGGCTTCGCAGTGATCTCGTCACTGTGGCTTCAAGGCCGGAATGGTGAACCTGTTTTTTAAGCGAACGGCCGGCCAAAAGACCCCGCGCCCACTTTTTCACTCTCTCGAACCGGATAAAAAAATTCTGAAAAACGGCGGAATACCAACGAAAACCAGCTATTAAGGAGGTTGGAAAATGCAAATGACCTTGGACGGTTTCAATGATTATTATGGTCCCAACGAGGGCTTGCAGGAACGCGCCACCAAGGAGCTTATCGAGAGTTTCGTGGGCGATAGGCAGCTTGATCCTAACGCCAAGTACGTGTGCAAGACCATGATCAACATTGCCCGCAATTTCGACGCGCTGAACGTCAAAGGACGCGACACGAGCCGTGTCATGGCCCAGCTCTTGGCGTGGTACCAGGAATTGAAAACCGAGTTTCAGTCAAGGCAGGAAATCGACCCCGCTCTTGCCAGTCTGCTGGAAGAGGCACAGGCATGACGCCATTGCGCGGCGGCACCCAGCGAAACCCGGATCGCCGCACCGACGGGCCTATAGTCGCCAAGTTCGCCCGGTTGCTTGGCACGCCTCTGCTGCCATGGCAACGGCTGGTGGCCGACGTGGCGGGTGAAATAGACCCGGACACAGGCACTTACTTCTATGACACGGTGATATTGAGCACACCGAGACAGTGTGGAAAAAGCACGCTTGTGGACGCGGTGGACACGCGCAACTCGCAGTGGGGACCAGATCGTTTCATCTATTATTTGGCGCAGACGGGCAAGGACGCGGGCGACCACTTCAAGAAATATCTGAAAACGCTCGGCAGCTCGCCGCTTGCCGCAATAACCACACGGCCGTATCTCGGCGCGGGCGACTTGCGCCAGCCGTTCGCCAATGGCAGCGTGATAATGCCAAAGAGCGTTACCAAGGTTGCGGGGCACGGCGTCCAAGGCGACAAAATCACGTTGGACGAGGCGTTTTCGTTGTCCGAGGAAACCGGAAACACCATTTTGGATGGCTTCATGCCGACCATGGCGACAAGGCTTAAGGCCACCGGCGTGCAGCCGCAACTATGGATAACCAGCACCGAGGGAACGGCAGAATCGACGTTCTTCAACCGTAGACTTGACGCTTGCAGGGCTGGCGAACAGTCGCGCCGCACGTGTTGGTTCGACTTCGGGTTGCCAGCCGACGAAGATCCGGAGAATCTGGACAGCATCATGCGCTATCATCCAGCCGCCGGACTCTTGTGGAACAAGGCGCAGTTGGCCGACTTCCGCGAACAGTTCCAGGGCAACCCGGCAGGTTGGGCGCGCGCGTTCGGCAACCGTCGGGACGAGGGTATAACCGACAGGGCGATAGACGAGGCGTTGTGGGCGGCTACGGTAACGGCACCGGTGACGCCCGGCGACTTGGACGGCCGGCCGGTGGTGTTCGGCGTCGCGGTGGACGTGGACGGGACGCACACGAGCGTTTCGGCTGGCATCGCCAACAATGACGGCACCATAACGGTGCAATTGCTGAGAATCTTGGACGGCACCGGGTACGCGCCGACCGAACTCACCCGCTTGTGCTCGAAGTACGGCGCTCCGGTGGTGATCGACGCGCGCGGCACCGCCGCCGATTTGTCCGACCGGTTGCGCCACATGACCGACGACGCGGGCGACCCGCTGCTGCGGTTCGTGGACATGGACGCGGGCGACTACCTGACCACCGGACAAAGTTTCGTTGCCGGCTTGGCTAACCACGCGATAACCCACGCGGCAGACCCCGAGTTGGACGCCAGCGCCGCGAACTCGGCGCGCAAATGGGCCGGCGACGCATGGCGCGTGAGCCGACGAGGAAGCACCGGCCTAACGTCACCGTTGGAAAGCTGCATGTTGGCGGCTTGGGGAGCCGCCCACAGGCCTGAGGAAACGGGGCCGCTGCAAATCTACTAACCGGCGTCGCGTGGCGGCATTATGCGGCATTATGCGGCGTTGGGCGGCGGGCTTGTGGCGGGCTTGGCGCTTGGCGGTGATACTTGGCCGCATGAACATTTGGGAGCGTATGAGAATGGCGGGCCGCGTGCTGACGCGCGGTGCCGACGCGGATATGCCGGACGGCATCAAGCCGCCCGCACGATTGGGGGACTGCGACCCGCTGAGCCTCTCAACCGTGTTTCGTGGCGTGCAAGTGCTGCAAACCGCCATCACCGGTTTGCCCATCAATGAAATCAGGGGAGGCGTGAAGCTCGACACGGTTTCCTCCATCGTGCTTCAGCCGGACGTGAACCGCAGCCGCCGCGACTTCCTCGCGGACATGGTGGCAAGCATGGTATTGGACGGGAACGCTTTCGTGCGATTGGTGCGTTTCGATGGCGAAGTGGTCTCTTGCGAGGTGCTTCCACCATCCCTCGTGACCGTGAGCGACGACGGCAACGACCCGGCCGCGCCCAAGCTCCGCTATAGCTATCTGGGCCATGATTACACGGCCGACCAGATCGTTCATTGCAAGTTTTTGAACGTACCGGGCCGGTTACGTGGGCTTGGGCCAATCTCGGCGGCACGTGAGGAGGTGGAGGCCGCGCAGATGGCCCGCACCTACAAGGCCAAGTTCTATAGCGACGGTAGCAACCTCAAGGGCTATTTGCAGACGGAGGAAAAGGTGACTCCGCAGGTGGCCAAGGACGCCAAGGAGGCGTGGAAAGCCACGGGTGAGGCCGGCGACGTGAAGGTGCTCGGCTCGAAACTCAAATACGTGCCATTAGACATGAAACCGGCAGATTTGCAGTTTTTAGAGACTCAGAAGTTCGACACCACTCAGATCGCGCGGCTTCTAGGCATCCCGGCGAGCATCATGTTGGCGGCCGTTGACGGTAGCAACCTTACTTACTCGAATATCGAGCAAAGCTGGATTGAGTTCGCCGATTACACGTTGGCGGCTTATGCGGGCGAGATAGAGGAACTTTTCAACCGTTTGTTGCCAAGGGGCCGCACGGCCGCGTTCGACTGGGACAGCAGCCGGCGCGCCAACATGGCCGACCGGTTCAACGCCTACAAGACGGCGATAGAGGCCGGGTGGATGGACGTGAACGAGGTGCGCGCAAGGGAGGCGTTGCCGCCTCTCATCGCGGCACCGCAACCGGAACCACAGGAGCAGCCACAGGAACATGAGACGCAGAATGAAGCATGAAATCGGGTTTAAGGGCGTGTGCCTGCGCGCGGCCGAAGAGGGCGACGGGCGCACGTTGGAGGGTGTGGCCGTGCCCTACGGCAGCGTCATCAGCACATGGGACGGTGCCGAGACATTCGACGCCGATTGTGTTTTCGACGACACGGACACGGCGAAGCTCTGCTATCAGCACGGTGAGCTTATCGGCCGCATCCTCGACGCGGAGCCACAAGACGACGGCTTGCATATCACGGCGCATATCAGCGACACGCAGCGCGGCCGGGACGTGGTGGCCCTGTTGCGTGACGGCGCGCTGGACTCGCTCAGCGTCGGATTCATGCCGATTGACGACGAGGTGGACAAGCAGGGCGTTACCCACCGCAGGCGCGTCCGATTGTTGGAGGTTTCGGTGGTGTCGTGGCCGGCCTACGAGGCCGCGAAGATCACTTCGCAGCGCAGCAGCGAAACTACCCACGAAAGCATGAGGGAAACCGGAAACCAGAAAGGAAACGAAATGGACCTCAACGAAATCAACGACAAGCTGAACGGCATCATGGACGAACAGCGCAGCATGAAAGCCGCCATTGCCAGGAACACCGACAGTGAGCCGGCCAAGGTCATGGGCGCTGAGTATCGCACGGCCGGCGACTATCTTCAGGCGCTCTACCGTGGCGACGAAGCGGCAGTGCAGCTCATGCACGAGTGCCGAGACCTCATCGCCACCGGCGACACTGGCAACAAGGTGGCATGGATTAGGGATGATTTGCGACTGATCGAGCAGCGCCGCAAGGTGACCAATATCCTCACCCACGACACGCTGCCTGACAAGGGCATGACGATGGAATACAACGTGGTGGCGTCCGACACCGCCACGGTGGACAAGCAGGAGAACGAGGGCGGCGCGTTGCAGTTCGGCAAGGTCACGTTCGGCACCAAGAGCGCAAGCATCGATACCCTCGGCGGCTACACCACGCTTTCACGCCAGACCATCGAGCGCAGCACCACGCCCATGCTCAACACCGCGCTGGCGGCGTTGCGCAACGCCTACGCCAAGGCCACTGAAAACAAGGTGCGGACGTTCCTGTATGACACCATCGCGGCTCAGCGCGACGCCGAGAAGGACGCTAACAAGATCGACGCACCGGCCCAACTGTCGGCAATGACCATCGACCAGTGGGCCATGCTGATCATGGACGCGGCGGAACTGGCCGACGACCGCAACGTGAGCCTTACCCGCCTGGGCGTTTCCAAGGACGTCATGGCCGCGCTTGTCAAGCTCAAGGACACCGGCAGCCGTTTCTTCGACCTCAGCGGAGACGGCAGCGACACGTTGGGCGACTTCGACCTTACGGGCATCGCGGGCAAGTTCCTGCGTGTCCCCGTGCAGATGCTGCCCAAGGCTCCGAACGGCACCGCGTGCTTCATCGACCCCGAGGCCGTGACCGTGTGGGAGTCCGGCGGCCCGACCCAGCTCAGCGACGGCGACCCGACCAAACTCACCGAAAACTACAGCGTCTACGGGTACATGGCCGTGGCTGCAACTCAGCCCTTGGGCCTCATCCCGGTGAAGTTCGCCACGGCATGATGATCGAGGACAACACCCTGCTGCAACGACTCCGCGACGAGGTGGGCGTCCCAGCCGGAGAGGAAGACCGGCTCACGGTCAAACTCTCGGCGGCGAAACAATACGTCTCGCACGCGGTCGGCGGAACCACTGTGGACGACGATCTGCTGGCCGACTGCATCGTCTCCTGCGCGGCCGACCTGTTCAACATGCGTGACGCCCGACTCGGCGTCATGGACGTTGGCGACGCGACCGTGGAACCATTCAGAATCTCCACCGACCCGCTCCGCTCGGTCTGGCCGAAACTCCGCGCCGCCGGCGTGCTGACCGGGGGAATGGTGATCGCATGAACAACATCCAGGAACAACGCGCCGCGCTGATGAACACGCTCGCCGACATGCTCGACGGGCTCGTGAGCAGCATCAGCATCGACGCCCAACTGGTACGCCCCGCCGCCGGCAAGGTGGCCGTGTTCATCGAACCCCCGGCCGTTGAATGGCCGTCATGGGGCCCGCCGGAACCGGTCTGGACTTTGGACGTCATCGCCGGCACGCCGGCCACGCAGCCATCCGCAGTCGATGACATCCTCACAGCGCTCGACAGACTCGCCGAACGTGGCCTGAACATCCAGAAGGCCACGCCCGCAACATGGAACCTCGCAGGAGCCGGCACGCTCGCGGCCTACCAGGTCGTGTTGAACGCTCTGGAAACCGAATAAGACAAGGAAAGGAAAACAATCATGGCTGGGAAGATCCGCACGCTCGGACCAGGCATCTTCAAAATCACCGACACCGCAAACGGCAGGGACTTCAGCGCCGACCTGACCAAGGCGCAGCTGAACCCCTCGAACAGCAGCGACGACCCGGTGACCTACTTGGACGGGTCCGAAGAGACCAACACGACCACCACGTGGACGTTCGAGGGCACCGTCGGCGACGACTTCAGCGAGGACGGTCTGGCCGTCTGGCTCTTCGACCACAAGGGCGATACGCTGCCGGCCCAGTTCGTCCCGAACAAGACCGGCAAGATCCAGTGGACCTTCAACGTCACCATCGCGCCAATCGCCATCGGCGGCGACGTCAAATCGAAGAACACGAACGATCTGAGCTTCGCCGTCACGAACGTCGCCCACACGGCCTACTCGGGTGAGTGATGGCCGACAAGGCATTGATGGTCGTCGGCCAGAAACGCTTCGTGCAGACGATGCGCAAGGCCGGCGCGGACATGGACGACCTGAAGGAAGTGAACCGCGAGGCCGCGCAGATCGCACTGCCCGCCGTCCGCAACCTCGCCCCGCGAGGCAAGACCGGCCGGCTGGCCGGCAGCCTGCGTGTCGGAGCGACGAAACGCGCCGGCGTCATCCGCGCCGGCCGCAAGGCCGTGCCATACGCGGGCCCAATCAATTACGGCTGGCCGAAACGGCACATCCGGCCACGGCTCTTCGTCAACAACGGTGTCGCCTCCACCGAGAGCCAATGGCAAAAGGTCTACAAGGACTTCATCGACAAGACACTGAAGCGAGTGAAAGGAAAATAATGGCAACCACGAGAATCACCTACACCGACGGCAAGCATGAAATCGTCCCAATCACGATGCGCGCGACCTGCAAGGCCGAGGCGCACGCCATCGAGGCCGGATGGGGCCCCATCACCGAATCGCCGGTTAGGACCGGCGCATACGCCACTTACGCCGCTCTCCGCATGGCCGGCCGCAACCTCCCGGACTTCGACCATTGGCTCGACACCGTGGCGTCCTTCGACCTTGCGACAGCGACGGAGGAACCGGAAGAGGGAAACCCTACGGACTAGCCGCGTGGCCCCAAGACTCGCTCGGCCGTCTCTCGTTCCTCCTGGCAAGCCGTTTCGGCGGCACGCCATGGCAGTGGAGGAACGAGGCCGACGAATTGGATTGGGGCACCGGACTGGCCGAACTGCTCAAGGAAGCGGAAGAAACACCGAAGGAGTGAACCATGGCGCACAGCGCGATCATGAGCGTGCGCATCACCGGCAACGCCGATGATGCCGTCAAGGCGTTCGAGAAGACCACCACGAAGGCGGCCGCTTTCGGCAGCGCCATCGGCGGATTGGCCGTCAAGGGCGTGACCGCGCTGTGGGACACGGTCAAGGGCTTCGCCGGCGACGTGGTGAACATGTCGGACAGCACCGACAAGTTCATGAACACCATGAGCTTCGCCGGCATCGACACCGCCAACGTCGAAAAGGCAAGCAAGGCGGCGCGCGACTACGCGGACCGCACAGTGTATGACCTGTCCACCATCCAGAACACCACGGCGCAACTCGCCGCGAACGGCATCAAGGACTACACCGGCCTTACAGAGGCCGCCGGCAACCTGAACGCCGTCGCCGGAGGCAACGCAGACACCTTCGGCTCCGTGGCCATGGTCCTCACCCAGACCGCCGGCGCCGGGAAACTTACCACGGAGAACTGGAACCAGCTTGCCGACGCCATTCCGGGCGCGTCCGGCAAACTCCAGGAGGCGCTGCTGAAGAACGGCGCGTACACGGGCAACTTCCGCGACGCCATGGCGGATGGCCAGATCACCGCAGACGAGTTCAACCAGGCATTGATGGACCTCGGCATGACCGACGTCGCCAAACAGGCCGCGACCTCCACAAGCACCATCGAAGGCGCGATGGGCAACCTCGAAGCCGCAGTCACCGGCGGCCTGACCGACGCATTCAACCTGTTCAAACCGGCCGTCACCGGCAGCATCAACGCGGCCGCGACGGCAGTCACAAACCTCGCGCAGACCGGCACGCAGGGATTGCAGACGTTCTTCGCACAGGTCAAGGACACCGGGGCGTTCGTCGCATTGCAGACGGCCGCGCAATCCGTCGGCGGCGGACTGCAATCGCTCTGGGACGGAATCATGAACGTCGTGAACGCCATGACCGGAGGACAACCGGCCGGCGTGGCCTTCGGCAACATGCTCACCGCCGTCGCCACGGCAGCGCAGACGGTCGGCGGCTGGCTGAAGACCGCCGGAAACTGGATCAGTCAGAATCTGGATCTTGTTACCCCTCTCGTGGCCGCGGTCGGCGGAGCCGTCGCAGTCGTCACCGCCGTTACCACGGCCATGCAGCTGGCCGCGGCCGCGCAAGCGCTGCTCAACGCGGTCATGGCCGCGAACCCGATCATGCTGGTCATCACGCTCATCG